GGCTCAAATGGACTTATGCTTAACGACACATCTTTAGCATAACACTTGTTGTATATACCACTACCCAACTTCATAGTCACAAAATCATCTTGATTAGCATCCAATAAAAAATCCAACCCCGAAACCATCCCCGATTGCAATAAACAACTAACCGATATATCTGCAGATAAGGCGCTATCAAATGTAAACTGATCAGAGGAATCAACACTTTTACCCAATTTACGTCTAGCACTAGACGAAGTGCTATAGCTAACGTTCAATTGCGTAGCTGGAATATAGCCGTTAGGCTCATTCGGCGGCGTAACTGCTCCAGCTTGACCTATGTAAACTGGAAATTCACTGTATGGTAGACTCATTTGTTGTTATTACACTAATTTTGTACCCCGTTATAATTATAGGGGGGTGTATTTTTTTTTAAATAACTATTATCAATAATAAAAAACGTCAGCGACTGGTCCAATAATGGGTAGGGGTTTGGCCATTGAGAAATTGAAGTCGGACTCCCCCCGCGATTTTGCTACGCAAACGCTAACTAATTTTTTCAGAAATGGGGTGGGGTCTCTGGGGGTGGCTTGTCAAGTATTAAATTAAAATATATTTAAAAAATAATAGTAAAAAAAGCTTTTCTTTTAGTCGATACTGTGCTATACTATGCCCATGAAAGAAATTAAAACTTCCTTAGTCTCCGATCTAACATTCATTGAAATTGTCTCTGATGATGGCTCTGACCAGTGGGCAGATTGGTCTGTGGAATTCTCTTACAAAGGAAAAGAATACGAGGGCTTCTTAGGGGCTGGAGTCCACAACGCAGAAGATTTCCACCACGATGTCATAGAAAACGTCGAAGAAAATAAATCAAAATAATAGCAGAAAAAGCTTTTTTAAATCACTTTTTAATGTATACTACTCACATGAAAGCAAACAACACAGGACGCAGTTACCACCAGAGAGTTTTAGATGCTCGCGAGTCACTTGCCAAGGACACAATGAAGCGCGAAGAACAGCGTGAAGCCAACCCTATCGACTGGAAAGCTACTATGGAGACTGGCAAAGTAGTCTATAAAAAATCAAAATAAATCTTTACACTAGCCCCAAATCTATACTAGAATACTACCATGACTGAGACAACAACACCACAAAGCCAAGAGTACCGCACTGACAATATGATCCTTACTGTTTACCCATCAGGTACAAACTACTTGCACACTAGAGTTAACAACAAGGATTGGGATCAGTGGAAGTTCACCGCTATCAACCATGAGGAGACCGTAAAGGTACTTAGGCAAATCATTAAAATTAACCAAGGGTAAAGTAACACTATGAACCTACACAACTTCAAAGATCAAGACACCAAGGGCAAAGCCCTTCTCATTCTCACTTACCCTTTCGCCATTGGTGTGCATTGGATGGAATGGCGCAGGATGAAAAAGCTTCAGCGCATGATCAGAAAGTGGATCGGTGCAGCTTGCAAGAATCCAAATGGACATGAGGCTGAGATGGTCAAGGAGTGGAGCGATGAGCTTCGCTGGATATACGGCAAGTGAAACATTTGGGTGGCCAATGGTTTCGACGGGACGCAAGTCGCGGATGGGGGTTCGATCCCCCCGCCATCCACCAACAATCCGTCAAGTGAGTATAAACACGGTTAAGCGATCCGTAAGACGTTAAATAAGGAGTGATCGTGGGTCTGGCATAGCCCTCGCAGAAATATGCCACTTTTTACTTGACACGAATAAAACGCTCTAACTCACTGAGCGATAGGGAGTTACGGAGCAGGGGCCGCCCCTGCCCTTTAACTCATTGAGTATCAACGACTTACGAGGTTTTTCCCCATAGTATACTCTGTCCCTATGTCAAGCTTTTTAATGAAAAAAATAAATTAAAAAAACATTTAAAAAGGGGTTGACTCCAGCCCCAATTCAACTATACTTCTCACATGACACAGCAACAAGAATACCAGAAGGAACTCAAATCCCAAGCTCGCAAACTCCTCTCTTACCGTTTCGATTCGGAATTCAAGGGGATTCCCGTGCATCCAACTCGCAAAATGCTTTCTGTCAGCAACAAGATCGCCAAGCTCCTCATCAAATCCTCTAAGTAATATGAACTCTATCCTCACTATCGCAGGGGTCATCTTCACGCTTGTCATCGCTGGCAACTTGGAGATGATCGACCACTCCGAAGATCTCGAAAAAGATTTTCAAAAAAGCATTGACCTCAACTACCTATTCAACTAAAATACCTCTGATGAAAAACACCACTACCACTACCCGCTTCGATCACGCCCTCTATGGACTCAGTGACGAAAACCTCAAGACTAAGCTCACCAATCGCGTTGTGACTTACTACAACAGCGACGAGTCCTCTGTCAAGAATGATGGAGTCCGTCAGTTCGTGATCAAGTCTATCGACTACACTGGTCATGCCAAAGGCTCAGGTCGTCGCTATATCCAAGGAGAGGTTCAAGACCTCGACGACGGAGGTAAAACCAAGTTCCGCACCCTGCACGTTGGCGGGATCGAAAAGGTGAAGGGTCGCGTGGCCACCGCTTACCAGCTAGCCAAATCAGTTTTTTAATCGGTGTTGTGTGTATTGCCCGTCCCCTGTGGTGGGGGGCGGGTTCTCACATGTAAAAAAAACATGCCAAATCAAAAAATAAACTTGACAGCCGCAGAGCGCGAAGAATATGACCGCGCCATGCAGCGCTTGGCGATACTCGCAGAGGCCAGCACTCGCGACCCATTGCCAGAAGACTTCAAAAAACGCTCTAAGTCACTGAGTATCAACGAGTTACGGGCCGCGCCCCGCCCCCGCCCTGTAACTAACTGATTAGTAGTGACTTACAGGGAAAAAAATAAAACAAAAAAAGTATTGCCAAAAACAAATTCTTCGGCTACTATACCCTCATGGCTACACTAACAGTACATCAGTTATATCACTTCGCTTATCAGGCAGGACTCCAAGGGCAGGAGAGCATGACTTGCCCAAGGTCTTACCGTGGGTGGGTGATCCCAGAAATGTTTGAAGACGGGGAGTTGGCTATGGGGGTTTGGAGAACGGCCTATGCCGAAGCCCAAGAGTGGGTGGCCATACATGAGCATAGCGAGCAAGAGGCCGCGCAGGACTAAAACCCTCGTAACTCGTTGTGTATCAGCGAGTTACGGGCCACGCGCCGCCCCTGCCCTGTAACTCATTGATTAGCAGTGAGTTACGGGGTTTTTTATGACCTGATAAATCGCGGCAAGTCAAGCCTTTTGTTGCGCTATTTGGCCTAAAATATCCTGACCTACGCTATTTGTCGCAAAATATGCTGAGCTGCATTTTAAAATAAAAAAAAATAAAAAAAATAGAAGAAAAGTGTTGCACAGGAATCAAATCTAGTTATACTGTGGATGTCGCTGATGAACCACTGATTCGGGGGCATTTAACAATAACCTAAAATTAACTACGTTATGACTAAGAAAACTAAAACGAAGTTCTATAAGAACTCCCATAAGCCAGTAACAGAATACCAACTTAAAGCAAAGCCTTTGTCTGAGGCTCCAGAGCTTAAAGAGGTAGGTATCTACAAGATAGCGCGAATTAAAAAGGAAAACATCGGAGTCGATGAAGCCTTCCAAAGAGCGTTAAACAAAAATCAAATTAGAAACATCCAAGAGAATTGGGATGATGATGATTGCGATTTGCCTAACATTTACCTGCATAAATATAAAGGTAAATACTACCCTCAAATTACTGATGGTCAGCATAGAATTTGCGCCTCGCCTCATGATACTATTGATTGCAGAGTGGTTAATACGCTAGCATCAATCACAAGATGCTTGCGAGCCAATGACCCAAAGACAAAAAGTCAATGGGAAGTAAACGCTAGGTTCTGGGGTCATGCTGAAGCGATCACTAGGCTTAACGACAGTGATCCTGATAACATTCATGGTATAATCAAACTTTTCAAAGAGCTTGGCTATAACCCATTGAATCCAACAAAGGAGAAAGCTCTTGATCTTGGCTCTAGTGTAGCAGCTATTCATGGACAGATCCTAGCGGCCATTAATACTATGTTAAGAAATAGACTGCTATCTGACACAGAGCGAGCCGCTATCACCAAGAAAGTCATGGAAGATACATTAAAAATCGTTGATCATGTCTTCGGAGACGAGATTGCAAACCAAAAGAAATTTGGAGCGCAACTCTGGTCTGGATTACCTCAATTTCTCTTAGACTCTATAAAGGATAGAGGATTAGGAGGAGACTATGATATTGATAGGGTTAAAGAGGTAATATCGAAGGGCGTTTGGAGTATTGGCGGCAATCACCCAAGGAAAGACGAGCTAAAAACTTTTGCTCAGTTTGAAAAAGCCGTTCTGCAATATCAAGGGAAAACTATAAAAGGAGTATCTGGCAGAAAAGCGAACTGCTGGCAAAGACTCTTCTTTGATATGCACAAACTGTATAATAAGTAAAGCCCTAAATTCAGCCCGTCCCCGCAAGGGGGCGGGTTTCTTTTTAAGAAAACCTTTCTAAGTCGTTGATTAGCAGTCAGTTACGGGCCAGCTCCCGCCGCCGCCCTGTAACTCCTTGAGTATCAGTGACTTACAGAGGTTTTTTCTCACTCGGTGGATTGGGGCAAGTCAAGCTTTTTATTCCTATTTGTCGCGAAATGTCCTGACCTACAAAAAAAGACAAAAAAACTTTAAAAAGGTATTGCACATAAACTGTTTTCTGTCATAATTCCCCTGTCGAGAGATAGTCTCTCGTTTTTAACCTAACTACTATTATGCTTATCTACGCAAAAAACAAAGTCGATTCGGAGCAACTTGCTGGAGTTCAAACCCCAGAGGGGACAGATTCCCACACTCCAATCCCGCATCACCACTTGGTGAAGATGACTCGCGAAACTCTTGGCCGCGCAGGTCTTGAGGTTACCGAGGAGGAACACGCTCTTGCCCGTGGTGGCCTTCGCTACTTCGGAGGGTTCGCCCTCAAGGGTCAGGATGTTACTGGCGATGATCGCCGCATTGTCTTGGGCCTTCGCAATGCTCACGACAAATCTTTTGCCGCTTCTATCGCTGCAGGTAATCAGATGATGGTTTGCGAAAACCTTTGCTTCTCTTCGGATGTTAAGCTTGCTCGCCGTCACACCACCCACATTTTGGGTGACCTTCCCCGTGTTCTGGCTTCAGCCGTTGCCCGTGTCACTTCCCACTGGCAGGATATGGGCAAGCGCATTGGTGCTTACCAGCAAACCGAGGTTCGTGATGCCGCCGCTATGATTGTTGACTTGGTCGATGCCAAAGCTTTCCCTGCTCGCGACATCTACAAAGCCGTCGAGGAATTCCGCAACCCTCGCCATGAGGAATTCAAAGGTGGTTCTCTCTGGACTCTCTATAATTCCATCACTGAGAATCTCAAGGGTGGCGATCTCACCAAGCTTGCAGACCGCACTATGCGGATGCAATCTATCTTTGACAAGTTCGCCAATCACTCTCCAGAGATTATCTCTCAGGAGGATAAGGAGTCAGCTCTAGTTTTACCTGCATAGCCCATAACGCCCCCCGCAAGGGGGGCAAACTCCCTATGAAACAACAAAACAGAACCTTTGCCGAAAATGTCGTTTTTACTTGTGCGATTATCCTTTCTGGGTTAGTCACGGCCATTGGTCTCATCCAGCTTGTCAGGATGGCCCTCTAGATTTTTGGTAGACATAAGCAAAGCCTCGTCCCTTTCATGTTGGGGGCGGGGCTTTTTCCTTTGTAACTCGTTGTGTATCAATGACTTACAGGCGAGCCGCCGCCGCCGCCCTGTAACTCCCTATCAATCAACGACTTAGAGAGCTTTTTTCGTGTCAAGCATTAAAAAATAATAAAAAAAGATTTAAAATTCACTTGCACCCAAACTCAAACCTGTCAAAATACCTCCGCTATGAAACTACTTAATCAAGGCAATGCTAAAACTCTCAAGGGAGAGGTTTTAGGATATCGCACTTTCGGTCTCCACCTTTCTCCTTCTAATAAATCAGGCTTCAATGTCTGCCAATGGTCAAGCGCGGGTTGTCGCGCTGCTTGTTTAGATACTGCGGGGCGTGGTTGCATGAGTAACGTGCAAACCGCTAGAATAAACAAAACTAAAAGATTCTTTAAGGACAACTTCGGTTTTATGTCAGACTTAAGGATTGAAATCAGCAAGGCGATCATTAGCGCAGGTAAAAAGCAAATGATTCCCTGCTTCCGACTTAATCTCACAAGTGATATCCCTTGGGAGAATGTCCGTAAGGGTAGTAAAACAAATGTGATTGAGGAGTTCCCAAATGTGAATTTCTATGATTACACCAAAGGGTTTTACAGAATGAGAGCTTGGCTTGATGGCAAAATGCCCGACAACTATCACCTCACCTTTTCTCGCAGTGAAGCAACAAGTGAATATAAAATGAAAACAATCCTTGAGTTAGGCGGGAACGTCGCCGTTGTTTTCCGTGGTTCACTTCCTAAAACTTACCTGGGCTATCCCGTAGTAAATGGAGATGAGAATGATCTGCGCTTTAAAGATCCTAAAGGCGTGATCGTTGGATTGGTCGAGAAAGGTCTTGCTAAAAAAGACGAAACAGGTTTTGTTGTGGAGCCGAAATGAGCATAGACCTATACTCCACCTTAATCTTATGTTTAATTCTCCTGCTTCTAAGTCGCCGCACTAGATAAAATGAAATCAAAAGACTACCACGCCCTCAAAGATGAGTTTCTCCGCAAAGCGGTTGAAAAGAAAGAGATAATTAAACAATCCTCTCAAGGAAACTTTGGGATGTACGATGTACTCCCCGCAAACATTGCTCGCACAGTGAGCGAAGCTTGCGATGAATTCTTTAAATCGAGAAACATTAGATATGGTTCTGCATGGTTCCATGACAGACTAGACAGAAAGAAAAAAATACAACAAGCAAGAGATGAACGAACCAAAAACAGTTAAATTGACAGGAGTATTCCCTAAAACATTTAGAGTAACTAAGTGTGAGACGGGGAGAGCAGATTGCTGCTTTGAATATACTGACGAAAAGAAACAAGTTTTTTTTGAAGTGAGCTTGAATGGAGCGATTTCACTGCATGAACATTTCACAGAGCTAGGGTATACAGAATTGGCCCCAAAAGTAGAATTCCCAACTTGGCATCCCAACTACAGAAAATAGATATGACAATAGAAGTAGAAAGAAAAGAAGTTTACGGTAATACCCTAACTTATGTAAAAAAAGAATCTGTCAGGAATTCCATCAAGAAACTAACAGGAAGAAAAACTTTAACCGACTACGACGTTGAAGCTCTTAAAGAGCTAGGCTTTGTCTTGGTCATTGAACAAGTAAAAGAAAGGATTTAAATTATGAAGACAGAAGTAAGCACAAAGAAACTACTTAATGCTCTCCTCAACTCATACATTGAGACTCATGACCTCCCCCATATCTACAATGGAGATGGTACCTTGCTGATAACACTTAATGAAGCTACAAAATTCATTGAAGGGTTAAAGGAGGAGACTAGTCCTAAGCTGTATAGAGTACCATGCTCATGGGAGGTTTATGGAATAACAGTGGTAGAAGCAGAATCTTGGGATGAAGCAATCAGTAAATCAGAAGATGCTCCATTACCTTCAGATGGCAGTTATATAGAGGGTTCTTTCAGAATCGATGAGGAACTGGTTGAATCTTTTAGAGATGAAAACAATCCTTGAGCTAGAATTAAAATCATGATTAAAAACTACTTGGTTATAATAGAGGAAGTAAACCTCTTGCAGTTTAAAGTTGAAGCCCCTTCGGAGGCTGAAGCCATCGACTTAGTCGAGGCTGGAGAGGCTGGAGATCCCATTGATCAAAAAGCGATAGAGTTTAATTGCCTATCTGTAAAAGATGAAGATTAAAAAATGGATTGTAAGTCTTAACGGTGAGAGGCATACCGTCTTTGGAGACGAGGATGGTCACCTTGAGTTATGTGTTGAGCATGAGGACGGCACTCCTGTTTACGCTCTTCATCGCGACCTAGAAACGCCAAACGGATGGCTCGATTCTTTCACATCCGAACGCATAGAAGATAACTATCGTAAAAAAAATCATTAAATAAAAGCTCCGTAACTCGTTGAATATCAGCGAGTTACAGCGGGGCGGCGGCAGCTGCCCCGTAACTCACTATCAATCAGTGACTTACAGCGTTTTTTATCTGCGAGTATCTGACACAAAAAAAACCTGCGATTGTGCAGGTTGGTTATTTATTGGGGTTTATTTAGATCTGGCTTATTTGGGGTCTATATCACGACCTGCCTTATTTGTATCTCACGCTATAGTTCTACTACCACCTTCGGTGGTAGTCAAGGAAAAAATCGCGGCTAATCGCCTATTTGTTTATTTGCGGCTTGAATCACGACCTAGCTTTTATTTTTGTTTTGTTTTATTTGGGGCCAGATATGCTGGACCTAACCGTCGCTCCAATAATCATCGATCTCTTCGTCCTCGCTAGAGGTCTTACTCCCCCTAGTGAAAGATAACAGAAGAAAAGAAAAGAAAAGAATAATGGTCCCTAATGGAATATCGTTGTCCATAAGTATTTTAAAATAATAAAAAAGGTATTTAAATAATTAAAAAGGCGTAGGAGCTGGTAATTTTCTCAAATCCAAGTTTTCCTGATACCTACAATGATTTCTTTTATATCCCCCCCCTATGGTAATCTATATATGGTATGTATACAAACGTAGGGTGATAGATAGTGTTTGGTAATTACAAATGATTAGTTAAATAAATCGTAATGAGGAGGTGTATCGTTCTGATCGTTAGGTTTGTTGTGAACTATACGTTGATTTATCTGGCGTAGTAGTTCCCTAGCTTGTGGTTCTCTGTCTTGCAAGAGGGTTTCGATCTCGGAGACGAGGTCTAATATATCAAACAATAAGTTTTGGCTATCTGAGTTCATAGGTTTAGTAATCGTAGTCTACTGACCCTTCTCCATAGCCAGTATGTTCCCCTAGCTTTTCGAATGTAAAGCCGCCCATATCTGTAACCTCAGTTAAACACCGCATATATGTATTCTTTTCCCCTTTGGAGATATACTGCTCCCCTTGCTGCTCTATGGACGAAGCGATGTCTTTAGTGACCTTATCGTAAGCCTCATCTATAGAGTCAGCGTCTACTATCTTACTAAAAGTAACTTTAATCTTCATTGATTAGAATCTTAATGGCTCCCCGAAATCCC